GTAGCTTTATGATCTCGTTTTTTGTCTTGCGCATTACATGCGTAACACGCTCCGCAGACTCAATATTAGAGGCTCCGTAGGGGACAATTACGTCTTCAGCAGGGATATAAATAGCGACTTGACGGCCTAAATTGGGGTCAAAATACACCTTTTTGAAGGCTGAACCGGCCAATCCGAGGCTATATAGCATACGCTCATGTTCGGGGCGGTATTCTACCATAACCTCAGTTAATTCATAGTTCATATCCGTTTTTACACGGAGGGCTGCATCTTCCTTATCCTTAGTGGCCTCACCGAGAATCTTAGTCTTTACAGGGCCAGCAGCGGGGAATGTCTCGCTCATAGCTTCGGCTTGGAAACGGATAGCGGCTTCCGCCAAAATGTTGCTATATACGCCACAAGAGTTTTCCCAAGGCTCAGTACGCTCTTCGTAGTTGAAGCCTATGACATCGAGACCCTTCACGTAGCTATCAGCCCAGTCACGGCGGGCAGACATATCCCCTTCTATAGCCTCACACAGGTCACCAGAAATTTCCTGTAGCTGTTTGTCATCGAGATACTCAGCGAGGTTTGCGTCGAATGGCGCCATGTCCGCGTCTTCAACTTCTTCACCAAAGCTAATCTCAACGCTGCCGTCTTCAAGCTCTACCATCACGGGCAGGTCGCCTTCAGTAACAACATCAATGCCAACCATAGCTTCAGGGGCCATCTCTTCGCCCATCAACTCTCCGTCAATGCCTTCAGGCATTCCGTACAAACCTTTCTCAATAGCCATCTAAATATCCTCTTGGCCCCACTTCCCTATCGGGCACTGGGCTTTTGTAAAAAACACTTTAATAGGCATTATGCACCCGCATTTCTTACACTGGTTAATTTTCTGCCTGAACTCTGGACACTCCGCGCACACGTTTAGTCTTCTGCCCGCCATCTGTTTAACTTCAGGCGAAAACAAACGGAAATTCTTTCTTATCCAACTCTCGGACTTAGGGTCTATCTTATCCATTAGTAATACCCACTCCGGCGGCGGTACATAGGATCATCCTCCTCTTCGTCTGAAGGTAACCTTATGAATCCACCTTTCCTGAACCGCATCATTGCTAGAGACACGGAGTCCACATAGTCATCATGCTCGCCTGCGGGAAAGCTAGCAACCTCATCAATTACTTCTTCCGCCCACTGTGTGTTAGGCGCCCAGACCATCCCCGAAGCGAACAGGTCTGATACCGCATTCAATCTGCTTATCTTGTCATTACCCCGCGTCGGAGTGTACTCCTGTACCGGGATGCCCATCGCCCTAAGCTCATAGATCAGAGGCGATCCTGATGCCTTCTTCTCGACAATCAGCGCGTCTGGCTCCCAGCCGTAGTACTGATCTACCGCCGTCTTCTTCAGCGTCGGGAACTCCATCCGCTCCCTGTACGCGTTGAGCAATATAATGTTAGCCCTGTTCACGCCTTCCGCGTCGGGCTGGTAGAACACACCCCACGTTGTACACGCAGAGTAGTCCGACCTGTTAGTCTTCTCGAACGCCGTATCCCAAGACTGCAATATAAAGTCTACGCTCGGTGGGTCCTCTTTCTCCCACGTCTGCCACCAATCTCGCTTGATGATGGCTGATGTCTCGGATGTCGGCTGCTGCTGGTACTGCGCCATCCACTTACTGTTGGGCAGTTCTTCCTTCAGCGCACTAAGTTCTTGCAACGACCAAAACTCAGGCCACAGCGGATTACCCGATGGCATAAGTGCAGGAAATTCAATAACTTCCCAGTCATCCCCACCTCGCTGGGCCGATGACTTAAGCACCCTCGCTGTCAAATCCCTGAGCGACCAGCGCGTCATTACTATGACGATAGCTCCACCCGGCTGTAGACGCTGACGAGGACCCGAGGTGTACCACTCGTATGTCTTGTCGTATATCTCTGGACTGTTCTCAGCCAGAGCTGCCTCTTGTTCCGAGTGGGGGTCATCAATAATCAGTAGGTCCGCGCCCTTACCGGTTACCGCACCGCCAACACCGATAGCGAAGTAGTCGCCACCCTTACTCGTGTTCCATCTTCCCGCTGCCTTACTGTCCGCTGACAGGTGCAAGTTAGGGAATATCTCGTGGTAGATGTCTTGGTCTACCAGATTACGTACTTTTCGACCAAAGCCTACTGCTAGTTCGGCAGTGTGCGAGGTTTGGATAATCTTTTTGTGCGGATATTTACCCAAAAACCAAGCAGGCAGAAGATAAGAAGCAAACTCAGACTTAGTGTGACGAGGAGGCATATTGATAATAAGGCGCTTACACTCGCCCCGAGCCACTCGTTCAAATGCTTCAGCCATCTTCGCATGGTGCCGCCCGCTTATAAACGTAGGCCAAACCTGCTTCGTAAAATCTAAAAACTTGGTCTGCGCTTTTTTCTGCTTTTTAAGCTTCGCCAAATGCTCTAGTTCGGCGAGGAGCTTTTCTTGTTCTGGCTGCGACAGCAGAGGTAAGATTGTTGGTAAGTCTTTTAGTGAGATGTTATCAAACGGAGACGTTGAGTTCGTCATCTTCGGCCTCCACATCTACATCCTCAATGTCCTCACCAAGCACTCCCAACGCGTCGTCCAGTCTTGCTTGCGTATTGTCTTCAATCACGCCCAGCTGGTCGTCTAAAGATACCGTCTCCACCACAGTAGCATTGAGCAAGTTCTTCACTCGCTCCTTAATCGCTTTCTCTAGTTCTTCAGGGTTCTTATAGTTTATCGTTACCTCACTGCGTTCAGTGAAGATACCAATGTCGCTATGCTTACCGAGTAGCTCAAGTGCTTTCAGCTCGTACCTTGGGTCGCCGCAGTCGGCAATCTCCATGAGCTTGTTAGTAATAGCTGCACGAGCTTGGGCCGCGTCCATAGCCAACTGTTGACCATAAGCGCGTAAAAAGGCAGCCGCAGCAAACGCCGTGGTCTGATTAGACAGGTTGGTGGGCTTTTTGGATTCTGCCACAGCCCGCAGGAGTTCTTTCTCCCGCTCTACGTCACCCTCACTAATATCGAGGGACGCACCTAATGATTCTTGTAGTTCTGCCGTATTTCCGGCAACAGCCATCTCTTCCAAGAGAGTGCTAGGCTTCTCTTCGGCCAAATCGTAAGGGACCTTGTGGTCCTTAGTTGGCTCCACTTTTACAGTAGGCATATGTTTTCGCAGGTAAAAATACCGAGTTGACGGCAGTGTAAGCCATTGCTCTAGTAGGTGCAAGCGTTCCGGGTACAAAAATGTATTGGTATGTATGACGGTATTTGGGGGGTATTAGTACCCATTTTGGGTATGTCGTGGGTAATAAAATCAATAAGTTACACAAACAAAAATATTTTAGAGGGATTTAAACTCGCACTTTGGGTCCTTTGACGGGGGGTGTTTCTGTGTGCAAGGGGGGTGGGGTCTGGCAAAAGTGAACGAAAAAACTAGGGGGTGGGGGTAAAAGAAGGTAATCTGGTTGGTTGCTTGCTGCGAAAACTTTCTGTAATTTTTGGTGCGCGTAAGTCATTGATTTTATTGGGGTGGGGGGTTTGGAATTCTCAAATTGTGTAGGGTACTGTGCAAATTATTATGTATATATGAGCTATGGTACCAACTGACACAAGTGGGGGGTGGGGTAGGGGTGGGGGTCGCTGCGGCTCGCTTCGGGCGACTTGTATATGTACCACATTTTGCTATTATGTACTTACGCCGATGCAATACCGCGCGGCGCAATCAACCTACAATGATGTAGGTTAAAAAGGAGAACGAAAATGCCTAAGAAAATTACTGCTACCGTACCCGCTGCTACTGCTATCGCTACTGCTATCACTAGCGCAATCGCCGCCGATATCAAAGCGAATCTAGGCGCGAATAAATCGGGCGCCGAAGTCGCGCAATCGTTTGATACGCAATTCCCCTTTACGTGGGCGCGTTTCAAGGGTAACGCGAGCGCCGCGAAGTGCGGCATGAGCGCTGCGGAGTTCAAGCTCATACGCGATGTGCGCACTGAATATCGGGACGCTTGGAATGCGGCGGGTTTGCCGAACTTCGATCGCCGCTGGCAATACGTTGCGAGCCTAAGCGTTCACGCGCCAAAGGCGGACGATACACAAGTCGCTGCGAAGACTACCGAAGCGAAGCTCGAAGAGGCGTTGCGCGCCGCATACCGACACGCGGTAACAATGGCTTGCGAGTATACGCAGCAACGCGTTGCCGATCTGCTAGACTTTCATGGCATCGAATTGAAAGACGCCGCCGCCGAATAACCTACAGTATTGTAGGTTCAACCGCCGCCCTTAGGGGCGGCATCTTTAGGAGTAAACATCATGACAATAATACCCGCCTATGGGCGCGACTATAAATCTGCAAAACAAGCGCGAGCGGATTGGGATAACGGGTTAGACTTCCAATGCGCTGTTACCCGCAAGTATTTATCTAAGCGCGACAATCTGCCCGATGTATGGATTAGATACAACAAGATGACAAAAATCGTTAAAGCATAATTTAGCAGCCGCCTTCGGGCGGCTCTTTTTAGGAGTAGTAATGATGGATTCAGAGAAAGAAGTCGCAGAGAAACTGGTAAAGAAAGCGTTAAAATTGAGAAAAGAAATTGGCGATGTCGCTACGTGGTGCGATAGAAACGAAGTCGGGCGATACGATCTCAATACGCTTATCAATAATCTTGCCGCTATGTATCAACCCGAAAGACCTACCATTAAACTGCTACGCTAACCCCCCTCGCTAGACCAAGCCCTCCCGTAAAACGGAGGGCTTTTTTGTGTCTGCCTCTCGCGAACACCCCGCGATGATAGTGGTATGATAGTACCACTGATGATAGTTGTTGCAGCTGCTGTACTACAGTTAGATGCTGCTGTACCACATTATTACACGTCACTCTTAACATTATGTTTAAGTTGCGCCTGTAAGCTGCTGAAGTACAACAATAAAGTTGTATTATTATATTATTATGCGTTTTTAGAGCGTACTCCCGTAATTCCCTGACCCTTTCTCCCTCTATGCAGAATCGAGACTGAGCCATCTAGATGAAACTATGTCGTGCTCTTTTCTTTTTTACGTAATAATATAATAATAGAAGAAAAACAACATACAACCCTTGATTCACGCGGCTTTCCGCTGTACCACATTATTATACCCTCCTGTAACAATCGCATAATAATACCGCCCGATCTGTAACATTACCTCTCCCAACTTGACAAACGTACCACAGTGTGGTACAATATACTAAATACTGGAGAATCGTACCACGCTCCCGTATAACAATAGCAACCTACATATTGTAGGTTAAGCAGGAGAACGACATGGAAACGAAGGATGCTACACACTACAGGCACCAGTTAATTCACAAGCAAGATGAGGTAGATGCCGCAAACATTAAATTGCGTCTGCTGAAGGAAAGTACGATAGAGCAGTTGACCACTGCACTGGTTCCGTTAACCGAGCGTCACCCGCCGAAGTTAGACATAGTTGAGTATTTACTTCGGGACTTAATTTGGAAATTAGAGCAAGACTAAAGAGAACCAACCTACAACTTGTAGGTTAAGCAGGAGAACACTATGGCAATATGCAGAGTGTGTAGTAAGCAGTACCACGATCAGCGCAGGGCAGCGGGATTCACAACGTGTTTGTCATGCGGTGAGCGTGAAGCGAAGCAAGCAAGGTTAGGTTGGTGTGTTGCTCAGGAATACAGTAAGGGCAACTACCAGCTGATAACCAACCCTGAAACATTAAAGACAACCAACCCGAAGAGGACGATGTGATGAAGAAAAGTAATTGGGCAGTAGGTGAAGCCTACAAGATGAACACCGCGCACGACCCACGCAAGCGCAACATTCACGACCCTGACAACCAGTACGTTTGGGCTGATGCAGATGCTGAAGTACCAGCTTGGGTGTGGGTGATGCGGGCACTAGGTGTTGTTGGCTTTTTCGTGGGCATTTATATGCTCACTTTACTCGCGTTCTTATTCTAAGGAGGACGACTGATGTATTACATTTCCAGAGTCGAGAACAACTGTACGTTATCTGTACGCAAGAAACGCTTAGGCGACTTCAAAGGTATAGAAGGTGCCCGTTACCACGTTCGTAAGTGCAGGCGCGTGGAGATGTTCGACTTCATCCCTGTTTATGAAGTAGTGGGCAACAAGCTGAAGCGCACCAATGAACTTTCCACTTTGTGGCTATAGAGGAGGACGAGCTATGAAGAAAGGATTCAAGACCTACACTAACAGTGTACCCGATGCAGATGATGTATCTGTGAATAACAAAGCAGGCATAACGCTAGGTGAGCTGCTCGCTGAGTACGATATAAACGTGCTGAAGCGGTGGGCAGTAGACCAGCACCTAGAAGAGGCTGCTCAAGAAGTACCAGAAGAAAGAAAGTAACCCAACCAACCAACCTACAAACTGTAGGTTAAACCAAGGAGAACTAAGATGTTTGGAAACATAACTGACCTACCAACTTTGCGTTCCTATGAGCAAGCACGAGCGCACTACGAGTCAATCACTCCGCTAAGGGGTAGCGACAACCTGCGACCGATCTGTGATACAACCAACGGGCGGCGCAAGAAGCATATGCGCATAGAGCTAAGACCCTACACAACTCCAGTGGGTGTAGTCCCTTCGGTAGCTTGCGTATTGTATGACACTGCTGTGGTTACCTTTGCAGCCAACGGTGAGGTTGTACTTGATAACGGTGGCTACGCAAGCCACACCACGCATAGCTTCATCGAGGGAATATTCTCAAGAACTTATTACGACACCTCTGTACGTGCGTACGGCAAAGGTGGGCAGACAGTCATCGAGGCGCTCAAGCCATCGGGCAAGAATGTAGCAGTGATGGACTCACGCACCCCAACAATAACCCTTATGCGCAGATCGGACGATGTGAACAGCTACTTCGAAGTCGTTGGTGATGCCGCAGTACAAGTAGGCTACTACCTGAAGCGGGCGCCGATGGGTATGCGGCGTAAGGAGGTCGAGAAGTTTACCAAGCTCGCACTTGCCGCAGCCAAGATGGTAGACCCTGCTGATTACAAGAGCGTTCCTTGGGGAGGCTACGGCACTACCGCTGCTGAGGTATACGCAATGATGACCGACCAGAACCAGTGGAACGATGCCATCGACCTGCTGATGTCTGACGCAGTTGAAATTCGCACCGATTGGACAGCAAGCGGTAACTGGGAGCGCAAGCGGAGCATAAACGCCAAGAAGCTCAAGACCAAGATAGACGACGTGCTCAAGTATATGTTCGCCGAGGACTTGTTCGAGGAGCGCGAGACCAACAATCCGCTATCCAACGAGAACGGCAAGTACCTTGAAGGCAAGGAGGCGCGCATCCTATGAAGACCATAGTGAAAGCCAAGACTCAAACCCCTGTGACTACTGGAGAAATACTAAGAGATGCAAGTGGTCGCAAGATGTACCTTCGAGGGGTGCACAACAACAAGCTGCTTGTGGTCTCGATGGACGAGCGCAAGATTCATATGACTGCGCACCCAGAACAGTTTGGGTGCTTTCTAGTGGGGGATAAGTAATGGGATACCGAAGCGATGTGACAATAGTGATGTACCCAAACAGTAGGCACAGGGATAAGTTCGCTGCGCTCAAGCTGTTCGTAGATGAGAACCTGCCCGATGAGTTCGAGGTAAGGGGGGAAGGCAACAGGAGATACCTGTATTGCTACATAGAGGGCGTTAAGTGGTACGACAGCTACGAAGAAGTCGATACGTACAACAAGCTGTTCAGTGAGTGGGACGAGATGTTCGCTGACCCTGATGACCCAAGCGTGGACAAGGGCTTTCAAGCTGACCCTATTTTTGACTACGAGTTCCTGCGGATAGGTGAGGACTATGAGGACGTCGAGTATCACCAAAGCTTCGGAGCAGACCACGCGCTTAACATGAGCCGAGAGGTTTATATAGACCTTTGAGTCACTTGACTTTCTGTACCACACTGTGGTACAATATAATTGTACGATCAAACCTTAACTGTAAGAAACCAACCTACAATATGTAGGTTACAACTGGAGAACGACAATGAGTGAATCTATCTTGAGCGAAATGAAAACCGTAAACCACAAGCAAGCGGCTGCGCTTATCCTTGCCAACCCCAACGTGCGCTACATGTTACGCGGCGAGCCAGGGGTGGGTAAGTCGATGATTGCTGAAGCTATAGCAGAGGCAACGGGTTACGACCTGTCAATGGTGGACGTACCCAACCTAGACCTTGGTGATGTGGCGATGCCTGTCATCGACCATACTGAGAAGGTCACACGCTACTACCCCAATGCGCGGTTCGGTCTGACTACGGGCAAGCCTGTGGTGATCTGCCTCGATGAGTTTACGAAGGGCGCCGATCCTGTGAAGAATATGCTTCACCCTATGCTAGAAGTATTTAGACCTAGACTAGGTGACCTCGCTATACCCGAGGGCAGCATCATCTTTATGACAGGCAACATGGACACTGACGGTGTGGGTGACGGACTCGCTCAGCATACTAGGCAGCGTGTGGTCGAGCTAGTGGTGCGTAAATCGAATGCAACCGAGTGGCTCCAGTGGGCAGCAGCTAACGGCATTCACCCTGTTGTTATGGCATGGGTAGACCGCTATCCGCAGGCGCTTGCGTCATACCTCGATGGTGTTATCAACGAGCTTATCTTTCACCCTGCCAACCCGCAGGACAATGTGGTCTCGCCTCGCACACTAGAGCTTTCAAGCCGTATCATTTGGCAGATGGATTACTTCGATTCGGATTCGCTTATGGCTGCTCTAACAGGTGCAGCAGGTGCGCCTTACGCCGAGAGCCAAGTGTCATTCATTCGGTTCCAAGAGAGCCTGCCTTCGGTGAGTTCTATCATCACGTCGCCTGATACGGCTATGATTCCAGAGGACTCAGGTGCACGAGCAGTTCTTACGTTCGGTCTGCTACAGCACGTGGAGAAGGATAACCTGAGCAATATCCTCAAGTACCTACGCCGCATGGAGGAGGAGTTCCAAGTCATATTCTGTGTGACTCTCGCGCGACATGCCAAGAAGCAGATCGCCTTCACTAATGCTGACTTCGCACTGTGGGCGGCTGACAACGAAGACTTACTGTAAACCTACAATATGTAGGTTGGAGAACAACTATGTTAGCAGACAGAAAATTCAAAGCGATCAAGATCGGACTGATGCGCTCGAAGGAGTTTGGCTTACTACGCGGTGTGGCTATGCATGGTAAGACTTATCTTACTACTGACGTACCTACAGCGTGTACTAACGGACGGGACTGTTGGTTCAACCCTGACTTTCTATTCAAGCAGATAAAGAATGGGGACAAAGGCGCGGCGCTTGTCTTGGTACATGAGTGGTTACACAAGGCAGGTATGCACATGGTGACTTACCGTAGGCTTGCCGAGCAGGACGCTATGCGTACCAACATGGCGACTGACTTCTGGATTCACGATCGTATCGAAGCGGCTGACCCGCAGCACATACTGACAGAGATGCCTGTCGGAGATGATGGCAAGGCAATCGGACTGTATGACCCGAAGTATCATGGGTGGACAGTGAAGCGCATCTTCCAAGACCTTGAGCAGGAGCAACAAGGTGGCAGTGGTGGCGAAGGTGACGCAGGATTCGACCATCATGATTGGGAGGGTGCAAAGGACATGGACGCTAAGGAGAAGGAGAAACTTGCCGAGGACATCAAGCAAGCTATCCGCCAAGGACTCCATGCTGATGCTAAAGCAGGACAAGGTGGTCTACGTGATGCACTGGGACTTGCCGAGCTAGTCACACCCAAGGTGAGTTGGCGAGCACTGTTGCGTATGTTTATGAACTCGACGTGTAGAAAGAAGGAGCAATCTACGTGGCGACGACCAAACCGTAGGTTCCTGCATAACGACATCATCATGCCGACCTTGCAAGGTAACAGCATCAACGAGGCGGTGATTACGCGTGATACTTCGGGTTCTATGTGGTGTGGTAACAGACTCAGGGACGCGACAAGCGAGATAATCGGCATCGCTAAGGCAATCTCAATCGACAAGATTCACTTCATCGACTGGGACGGGCAGGTGGAGAATCACGAGATTTACTCCAGTGATTCTTTGGTTGATGCACCTGCTATGCGATCTGCAACGGGTGGAGGCGGGACTGACCCGACCTGTGTGTCTGACTACCTGAAGGAGAAGGGCATCAAGCCTGACTGCATAATCATGCTGACTGATGGCGAGATTCACAACTGGGGGAATTGGACTGCTCCAATTCTGTGGGCAATAACGAACGACACGAAGATAACCGCCCCTGTGGGCAAGACAATTCAAATTGATTAAACCTACAAATTGTAGGTTGGAGAAGAGTGATGAGTGCAATATCAAAAAGAGCAGTATTAGTTAAGTTAAACATTAGTGTATGGAGCGCGACTAAGCGCAACAAGGAGCTAGAGAAGGAGTTAGCAGCGAGCAAGAACGCTGACCCCAAAGCTACGCGCATGTACGACAACCTGATGGTGGGTTCGTCTGGGCATAAAGACATACAGGACTACGCAGGCAACTCTCGACTTTGGCATGCGAAGATGACGAATCCTTGGGACGACAAGGGTTGGAGACTGTGCCCTACTAGCCTGTTCCTAGATTACAAGCAGCAGCATAACTGGAAACGCCAAGAGTTCGAGCGCATGGTGCAGCAGTTTGGGAACAAGTACGCTACCTACCGCGAGGTGGCTAAGGAGTACCGAGGCGACATATTCAATGAGGCAGACTACCCGCCCGTTGAGGAAGTGCTGAGTAAGTACGCGTGGAACTTTGCCGTTTCGCCAGTTCCTTCTAGTGGTCATATGTACATAGACCTGCCAGAGCAGGAGTTACAAGAGTTACGTACCGCCTGTGATGACGAAGTGGAACGCAGAGTGCAGGAAGCGTTGAAGGATAACGAGCGCAGGTTGCGAAAGCAGCTCGAACAGATCAGTGAGAAGTGTGCGGGGGGAGACGCTGACGGCAAACGATGGCATGATACTTTTATATCTAACCCGTTGGAGTTATGCCGCATGCTTAAGCACCTGAACGTGACTAACGACCCGAAGCTAGAAGAAGCTCGCAAGAAGCTAGAGGAGATCATGGAGGGCAAGACCAAGGAGATGTTCAAAGACAAGCCCGAAGTGCGCGAGGAAGTTAAGAAAGAAGTAGACGAAATCATCAAAACCTACGAGTGGTAAGGAGAACAACATGGCTTTCACAGAACTATTACGAAGGGATGGGGCAGTCGAGCAGATCGCTAAACGACTGAAACAAAACGATCTGCACAGATTCACTAACATGCCTGCGAATGTTTACCATTGGCGAGCATTCGATGAGCCAGTAGAGTTCCCTGAACATGCTACTGAGCACTACTCAGGGGTAAAGAACGCACAGAAGCTGTTGTACAAAACGCTATTGCAAGTCGCACCTAAAATGCACAACCTTAGCTTTTGTATAGACTTAGACTACAACACGCAGTTCACTAACGTGTTTGTTTTCGACCGACTTGAGTGCGTGGGTAGAATTTCTTACGACTCTGACGGTGCGCTTGAGTTCTGGAATGCACGCATAAGTGAGGCTTTACTTCGCAAGCGCAAGATGAAAACTAAAGCGTTGACCAAAGCCGTCGCTACAATACGTAAGTATTTCTATGGCATGACTAAGATCGAGCATCTTAACTCAGTAGCAGCTCGAATTACTGGGGCTATTTCTGCGGCACACAGCGATACTGTGTACAAGAAGCGCAATGCCAGAGATCGCGTTAAGCAGGAAATAGATTCGGCTTTGTTTAATGACCCGCAGCTATCGCAAGCAGTGCTACAGTATTTCCAAGCAAGTAACAGCGAGCACATATTAGAGCGATACCACGAAGCCAACGATACGCATGAGCTAGTGGAGGAAGTGTACCGCGCACAACATCGCGAGAAAGGTCTGTATGTTCGCGCAGTAGAGAGCGGCTTCGAAATGTATCGCAAAGGTGACACTAGAGTGCGTACGTACCAACGCGACGGTTTACCTGACAAAGTACGAGGTGCTCTAGGTTTGCTTAAGTTGTCGAGTGATAACAGTTTTGTCGACAACATAGGCTTTAAGTTTGATTCGGAACAGTTTTGGATAATGGAGGACGTAGCGAATGAACTCGCAAACTAGGGTACGTGGTAAAGGCGTTAAGCCTGCTATGGTACACACAAACGTAAGATTACCTGAGTACGTGGTTGATTATTTTAAAAACAACTACACCAACTACACTGCCGAGATACGCAGGGTGCTTGAAACCCACGTAGATAACGCAGTAGTATTTGGAGATGACCCCACAGACTAACCTACAAATTGTAGGTTGCCCTCGACCCCGCCTAGTGCGGGGTTTTTTATGTCTTTACAAAGTCCAAACAGTAGGCTATTCTTCTTGAATGGCTATGACTCCCGAGAAGAAAGTTAAGAACCAAGTAGTGCGCTTACTTAAAGAGTATGGCGCGTATTACTTTTTCCCCGCCACGTACGGCATGGGCAGGAGCGGCATCCCTGACGTAGTGTGCTGCCTACGCGGGTACTTCATCGGTATCGAGTGCAAGGCAGGCAAGAACAAACCTACCCCGCTGCAACAAAAAGAGCTTGCAGATATTATAAAAGCTGGTGGTGTATCCTGCGTAATTAACGAGGACAACATGGCTGAGCTTGAATCCATTTTAACTACAGTGATGAGCAAGGATAATAACGATGGACTTACTGGTGGTCGACTTTGAGACTTACTACGCGAAAGACTACGGACTACGCAAGCTAACTACGGAAGAATATATCCGCGACCCTCGCTTCGAGGTGATTGGCGTTGCGGTCAAGAACTATCATCACGCGCCACAACAAGAAGCTGCTGCCCCACTTTGGTTTTCAGGTTCAAAGAAACAGGTAGCGGAATTCCTTTCTCAGTTTGATTGGGGAAACTCAATCGCCCTCGCGCACAACGCCATGTTTGATATGGCTATTCTTAACTGGCACTTTGGGATCAGCCCTAAAAAGATTGCAGATACTCTAGCAATGGCGCGAGCTATCCACTCTATAGAAGTTGGAGGTAGCCTAGCCGCCCTCTCTGAATATTATAACTTAGGCGCGAAGGGTACAGAGGTTCACGATGCAATAGGCAAGCGGCGCCTCGATTTCACCAAGGCAGAGATGGAAGCCTACGGTGGATACTGCCAACAAGATGTCGAGCTTACCTACAAGCTGTTCAAAGTGCTTGTTAAAGATTTCCCTGTGTTCGAGCTTAACCTTATTGACCTGACCATCCGCATGTTTAGTGAGCCTACTTTAGTTCTTGATAAGGACATACTGGCGGCCCACTTAAAACAAGTTAAGGATACTAAAGAAGCACTAATGGATAAGGTGGCCCATGACAAGAAAAAGCTAACGAGTAACCCCCAGTTCGCTGAGCTGCTGCGCTCGTATGGAATCGAGCCGCCGACTAAGATAAGCCCCACGACAGGCAAGGAGACCTTTGCTTTCGCCAAGAGTGACGAGGCGTTCAAAGCACTACAAGAGCATGAGAACCCAGAGGTACAGGCTATAGTTGCTGCCCGACTTGGGGTTAGGTCTACCATCGAGGAGACGCGCACTCAACGCTTTATCGATATTGCAGAACGTGGCACACTCCCAATCCCCCTGCGTTATTACGCTGCCCACACCGGACGGTGGGGTGGGGAC